AGCATCATCTACAGAATTAGAAGATTTCAAATGGGCTAATATGTTTTAAAATAATTAATAAAAATATTGAAAATAAGATTAATTTTAATATGATAATATGTATCGTATTAGAATTACTAATGAACTTAAGGAACTTAAGGAAAATCCTATTGAAAATTGTTCAGCTGGACCTGAAAATGACGATATGATGAAATGGAAGGCAACTATTTTTGGACCAGAGGACACACCATATCATAGTGGGATTTTTCATCTGGAAATTAAATTTACAGAAGAGTATCCTTTCAAACCACCAATTGTATATTTTACTACACCAATTTATCATTGTAATGTAAATGCACGTGGTGGTATTTGTCTAGATATTCTCAAAGATAAATGGTCTCCAGCTCTAACAATTAGCAAAGTATTACTTTCTATTTGTAGTCTAATGAGTGACCCTAATCCGGATGATCCATTGGTTCCTGAAATCGCTGATTTGTTACAGAAAAATAAAGATGTTCATGATGCTAATGCTAGGGAGATGACACGGAAATATGCAAATAATTAATTTATACTGGTATAAAATTTTCTAATAGTTGTAAAAAATAAACTATTAGAATTTAATGAGAGATCTTTACAGTATTATAAGTAATGAAGTCTCAAGTATAAAAAGCTTTAAAAGTAAGCACACTAACCTTACTATGACTGCTAATTTTCCTGATCTGACTCATTATGATGCTAATCTTAAAACAAGTAACTGTTTTATGATAGCTCATAATGATAAGAAATATTTGGTATCTACCACTCATACTATTATGGATAGTTGGAAATCTACTGATAGCGTGATTGCTTCTAGTATTCGTTGTATGAAAACTAAACTTACTAACTATGTTTATAGTAGATTTTTTGATGTAGTTATCTTTGATGTTACCGACAATGATAAATTTAAAAACGTGGTACCTATTGATGAGTTTAACATAGAAAAAGCTACCTCTGCTAATGTTAGTTTTATGGATGTTAGTTCTGATATGGAAACTAGTATTTTCGCCAAATATATGAATAATATTAGTTCCAGTATGGAGATGGATGCTGTTAGTCATCATCTTCCAGCTGGTTCATCCGGATGTGCGGTTGTTGATACTGCTAATAACCTTTTAGGTATGATTACCAGTATGGGTGAAACTTATGATAATATGACACTAGTAGTACCAGCTAAAACTATTCATAGAATAATTGAAACTGCTGATTTTAGTAAGAGTAATTATGACAGTTATTCTACTAATTATCCTAAAATAATAGCCATACCACTTCAACGTGGTCACTTGGAATATTTATCAGTTGATAAGGGTGAATTTGTAGTAGTTTCTGATGATACCACTATTGTTAAACCTTTTGATATTATCACTAAAGTTAATAACACTCATAATAGATTAGCTACTGAAGCTCACTTGAATGATAAAGTTATGGTTGATATTATGAGATTAAAACCAAAATGGAGAAATCTATATGGTGCACTCCCTAGAAAGATTGTCTACTATAAAGAAAATGACAATACCTTTATTTCACCTGAAATTAATTATTTTCCGGGTGATTATATTTATAACGGTAAAGTGTTAAATTTTAAAAACACTATTAAGATTCCCTACATTAAAAAAGGAATGAACATTAAAATTCATCTTTCGGATAGTGAAAAATTTGTTACTATTACAGAAGTAAACGGTCAATCGGTAACTTGTAATGTTGATTTACCAGAAAATATTAACAGTATTACTTTATTTCCACTATCAACTGTTTATTGCGAAAATGCAAGTAATAACGTTAATGGAATTTATGACATTGCTAACATTTTTTTTAACGAAAATGAATGCACCGACTGTGATATGATAACAGAAACCTGTTTTTGTGGTAGATTATCTGATAATGGCTATAAGTATTTTGTAGCTTATAGTCTAGTTAAACATTGGGCATTTCTGGTAACATCTTCTTTGACATTATTACCAATTGGACAACAACATATAGTTTGGGCTAAAATGGTTCAACAGTTACTAGATATCGTATCTGGTGAGATGAATAATTTTGATCTGGTAATGATAATTCTATATAAGTTAATAGAATTTAATGATATCAATGCAATGAATCTTTTAAATATCCTATTACAAAATATTTATTCAAGAAATGAAGAGGATACATCTAATGGTTACGATAATATAAATAGTATGATTAATGATTTAAAAATATATTTTCCTATCATAGACAATACCAACAATTTATCTTCTTCAATTAATATTTATGGTAAAGAATTTAATTATACTAACGTTGATGATGTTTTTATTTACAATGGAGCGATCGGGTCTACCGATAAGGCTACTTTTGAAATCGTTAATAATAATACAGATGATAAGATTTTGACTGTTCGTATGTTAACTGGTACAATATCAACTAATGATAGTTTTACTGTAGAAGGGAATTCATATTCTATTAATAGTGATATTACTGATGTAATGCTAACTGATAATATTAATGGTGATAGTACTTTTAATGCAGATGGTTTTTCATCTGAACATTATCATATGAAAAATACAATTAGTAAAGCACAAATGAGAACAGTTAATCAAGATAATGTTAACAGAGAGATAGAATTAGTATTAAATGAAATAAAAAAAGTGAAATCAACCGATTTCTCTAAAGTTGAATATTATTACCCACCATTTTTCAGTTTACTAAAATCTTTTTGGGATCATGCTCACCTAACATTAGGAGGTATAATGGAAACTTTAACAGATGATATGTTTGAAACAGTATCAGACATAAATTTACCTTTAGGAGTATTACCGTCATATATGTCAACTTGGGGTATGAAATCTGTAAGACAGCAAGGCTATTGCAGCAGTTGGATTTGTACCTACCTCCATAATAGAGGAATGTTAACTGACAGCGAATATATGAAATTCAATAAGTTTGGTCTATATGCGTTCAAACATCATAGTAGTATCATGATGGGTTACTGGAGTTACTTAGAACAATTAATGGAACACTTTAGCAATATTGCTAGCGAAGAGGAATGGAATCATTTTAAACCTTGGATTGTTGAAACTATACAAATGATTGACAATGGAGAGATGGAAGACGCTTATGACAATTTCTGTAAGAAAGTTATCTATCTGACTGAAAATTATAACACTAATTACTTTTTATTTGATAACAAACAAAAGGATATCTACAGTGGGATTTATCAGAAATATGTTATTAACGAAGCTATCAAACAGTAAGTATTTTTATCTATTTATGAATAATTAAATATTTAAATAGATAAAAAGTTTTTCTATAATATGAAAATATTAATAATAATATTACTATATCTATGTAGTGTTACTTATGCTACTAATGTATATTGTACAGGTCACGATGCCTGTAGTAACAAAGTTTGGAACGGAGAATACAATATTTATTGCGGTGCCTCTAATAGTGAAAGAACCTGTCGTTCTACCACATTAAATTGTGGAGAAGATAATGATTGTACTATTAAAACACAAGGAAGTGGTCATGATGCCTATCAAGATAGTGTGGTTAACGCCAAAGATTCTAATTCTTTTAAACTTACTTGTGCAGCTAGCGGATTCCGAGATTGTAAGGATATAACAATTTGGTGTCCTCAAAAAACAGGAACTACTTGTGAATGTAGTGGATGTCCTAGCAGTGTAGTTATGAAATGTGTATCTGGGATTAGTTGTAGTAGTACAGGTTCAGCCACTACCGAATATGTTGAGTCTGAATATACTATGACAGCTCCTTCTCCATCATCTAGTATTAATGGTTATGTTCCTGAATTACATAATGATAATTGTTGTCAACATAATTCAAACGTTGATAATGAATTGACTCTAATGTGTAAGACTTGTGCTTATAATCTTTTTAACAAAGGAAATCATGGCACCACCTACCGGTATTACAGTAATAATAATATCCTTTATCAGATCACTTGTGATGATGATAGTTTTAATAGTGTTGTTTGTTATGGGGAAAATAAAATTATTGGTACAACATCAACATATCAAGGTAGTTGTAATGATAGTTGTATTGATAGATATAATAATATACCAGGAAGAAATAGAGCTTGGAGAAAAGATAGTATGCATACTGGAATGAGACCAGATTGTCCTCCACTTATTGTTAATAATAATAATAATTATTTGTGGAATACACTAGAATTATGTAAAAGAAAATGTGTTATTGAACCATCTGGAAAATGTAATATGTTATCAAGATACGGTGATATTTCAAAAGCAACTAGTTCTGCTTATCACTGTAGGTTTTATGCTTGCAGTGATCCATTTAATTTTACTTGGATACAACAAACTCAATGGGGAAATTATGCAAATGAGGCTAATACTTACATTATACCGATAAGAAAATATCAACCCAATACTTGTACCAATATAGTTAATAAAACTAATAATATAGTTAGATATATTAACCTTACTAGGTATATTAATCATACTAGATATATTAACCTTATACATTATATTAACCTTACCAGATACTTAAATCATACTATAACAGTTATTAACTATATAGATAATTATATTAATCATACTAGATATATTAATCATACTAGATATATTAATCATACTAGATATACATACCTTACCCGTTATATTAACCTTACACGGTACTTAAATCAAACTAGAACTGTTATTAATTATTTAGATAATTATATTAATCAAACTAGATATATTAACCTTACCAGATATATTAACATTACACGGTACTTAAATCATACTAAATTGATTATAAACTATCTAAATAGATATATTAACCTTACTAGATATATTAACCATACTATAGATATCATAAATCAGATTAACCTTACTAGATATATTAATCATACTATAGATATCATAAATCAGATTAACCTTAGTAGATATATTAATCTTACTAACTATCCAAGAGTTAGCTTATCTAGTAATGATAATCATGATTCTTTTGATACCACTTCATTTAATAATAAAAATAATACTTTGAAATGTTATAATGATAGGTCTTTAATGGATAAAATATTTATGTATGGTTTTTTTACAAGTATAGGAATAAATATTTTGTTTATAGCTTGTTGTTGGTTAAAATGTAATAATATTATTAGAAAAAATAATTCAAATAATAATTTAAGTTTAGAAATGACTTCAAGACGAGTAAATGATTACAATCCTCCATTAGCGGAAGTTGCACCAATAGCAAGACCTGTAGATAATACTCCTCCTAAGATAGAAACTCATGCGATAGAGATCAATAATAATATTATTATGGAAGAAGAAGTTAAAACCCCAGGTGGAACAACTATTAGGAGAAGAGCAATTCAAATTTAATAGAGTTCTGTTAGAAAATTTTATAATATGATTCTAATGTTAGAGAAATAACTATAAAAATAATTAATATATATATATATATATACTAATGGAATTTATAAAAAAAGATTTAATGTATTTACTTGGATTTTGTATGATATTTTATTATTTTAATTCAAAAACTGAAAAAATGTCAAATACAGATATAAAAAAAATTATTCAGGAAGAATACAAGATAGATGTAGATGCTATTAGAAATCTTTCCAAATTAGCGAATGATCTTACTGCTAACAATAGATTAATTGTTCCAGGTGGATTAGAAATAGCAGGACCATTAAAAATTGGCAATGTTAATATTAAACAGAATGGTGAAATACACGCAAGGGATTTTCATGGTAGGTCATTTAACGGTCAAGCCGGTTCATATGTTAGATATGGTGACGATTTCGTTTTAAGTACTAATATTGCGGGGACTCCGAGTGGTAAACATTATATTATATACGATGATAACAATAATGTTAGGAAACATGGTTCTGGTGCATATGGTTATAGTAACATAGCAAATCAAGGATATCAAATTCATAGAGCTAGAGAAAAAAGATAAATTGATAAAAAGCTACTCGTATATAATATTAAGTTTTGTTTAAAAAATAATTAATATAATAATATAAATGTTTATTATATTATTATTTAATATATGTATATCTTGTGTATTAGCAAATTCTATTATAGAATATGATCAATCTAATAACTTAAACTGCTTAACTTTTTGTAATTCATATCATGCAGGTGCATCTATAAACTCAACGATGGTTTGTACCTACCAAGCATCTGGTGTTGGAACTTTAAAACAAAATTTAGATATGGGTACATCTTGTTATCCTGCATATAATTGTAGAGAAGATTGGAATATATGTATTCAAAATAAAAGTAATTCTTTACATCAAAATATATTAAATTTATCTAATCAAACTATAGTCAGTTCTACATGTATGGAAATTTTGAACTTAAAAGCAGGTGGAAATTCTGGAGATAAACCACCTGACGGTGGTTGGAAACCTACATCATTAGATTGGAGAAAAGGATCTGGAAATATTGGATGTGGATGGGGTTCTACCTTTTCAGATGTGGAAAGAAATTCTCAATATAGTTTAGAAGATTTTGGACGAGTAGTAATTGATGATTTTCAAGGAAATGAAGTAGATTGTTGTATTGAAGCAATGAAATATGAAGCTACGGATATATCACATGGAGGTGCTGCTATTAGATTTGATTTATATAATGGTAATTGTAGAATAGACCGTGAAATAATGATGAGAGGAAATTTAGATACATCAAGCGGTAGACCTCTTTGTAAATTAGAACATTGTGGCAATGATGGAATAGATTATTTTTATTGGAGAAATGCAGCAGGTGCAGCTGATGCGGCTAATTTACAAATAGCAGGAGTATGTTCTAAAAGACATAATTTTACTCGTATAGTTTCTTCTAATTCTTTGGTACCGTTAGGAAGATTACCAGATGGTCCAGAAATACCTAATAGATTATCGGAATGTGAAGGAGAACAACCTGAAATGTGTTTAGAATCATTAAGGTATAATTCTATAAATACAATTGATGAATGTTGTATGGTTTGTACCGAATTAAGATGGTTACATGGTAACAATATTAATAACCCATGTGTAGCTTTTCAAATTGTTGATGGTAAATGTAGAATTTTACGAGAGAAATGGTTTACTATTAGATATGGTAGTAATAATTTAGGAAATAATGTGAAGGGAAATAAAGCAATGACAGTATCAGAAGTGGTTGATGTATGTGCAGGATTTAAGGATCATGATACCTGTGCTAGAAAAGATAATTCACATGGTTATTGGGGTAGTTGTTCCAATGAAAAAGATGTCACGATTGATAATGATTGTTCTTATTTTTCACATATATATTTTAGAGATCCTAAAATAGTAAATTTTAATATAACTATTAAAGATGCTAATGTTAGTTTTAATAAGGTACAAGATATTAACTTAGTTAACAAAGATGGTACATTAAAAAAAAATTTAAATTTATCAATCAATACAACAATTATGGTAGATAGAACTACTAAAAGACAAACTTTAAATAGTGCTAATGTAGATGATTTACCAATAGGTGCTAAAACGAGAGATACCAAATTAGGAGGTTATATTCATATTAAACCGGTTGAAATTGATGTTTGTTCAAGAGTTTCTATATATTTAAAAAATCAAGACATTATGTATTATGATTTGAATAATAATGTTGATGTTTTTAACCCATCTAGAGTTCTTAACGCAATCTATACCTCTAATCATTGTTGTATGATGTATCAAGATTATTTGTCTAAACTAGATAAACAACATTATTGTCAACTTAGCGTAGATATGACAACAGGCTTTTTAAGAAAGATTGTTTCTAATATTTCTAGAAGACTTTCTCAAAATTTAGAAATGGTAATGGTATATGAATGTATTGGAAATGGAAAAGATTTATGTGATGTAACTTCAACAAAAATACAATTAGAATCTCCTAAATTAATAACAGAAGCTAATGATAGCTTATCGTATGATAGCTTATCGCCTAGTAGTAGTTTATCACATGATAGCTTATCGCCTAGTAGTAGTTTATCACATGATAGCTTATCGCCTAGTAGTAGTTTATCACATGATAGCTTATCGCCTAGTAGTAGCTTTTTAAAAGGAGTTGTTGTAAATAATGGAATAAGAGAAAAACTAAATTTTTCTATTATTACTATTATATTTATTTTAAATAGTCTCTTATAATATCACTATAACAAGGACCACAAAGATAACCATATAGAGGTAAATAAATTAAAGATTTTTTTTCATTATTACAATTAGCACAGGTGCACATAATATATATATATATTATGACATATTGTTTAAATATATTTATAAAAAAAATCGATAATACAAATAACAATAGAAAAACATAGTTTTTGAATCTTTTGGATGAATTATAGCAGTAAAAAATAATGAACCAAAATATATTAACCAACCAGTTAATACTACTTGGATAATATCTGTAGGTGGTTTATAAAAAATATAATATATAAACCAGAACAACTGAAATGTATTTTCCGGTTTTTTAGGAAGTATATTAATATAATCTAAAATATATGTTATAATCGAACACCACCATATCAAAAAAACATAACTAAAAATAATAATAAGTGTAATTATTATATAAACTGATAGTGGTAAATCGTCAGGGGTAGATTCTTCCAATGTACATACTGGTTGAGATTTATTAGTAATGTTAAAAGGAGTAATCGTACATATTTGACTGTAAGTAGATACAGTCATTATAAAAAGTATTAGAATAGAACGCAAAGATTGCATATAATAAACTTAAAAATGTTTTATTTCAATTTTTTTAAATGATATAAAAAAATATTATTAAATATCTTCGTCTAAAAACATATTCACTTCGTCTAAAAATAATATTTCAGAAGGACTTAACATAGTATAATCATCACTACTATCAGACAGCTCCATATTTACAATATTTTCTTCAATACTAAATTTAAAATCGAAATTGTTAGTAACTTCTTCAACTAATTGTTCAAACATAATATCATCATCATAAATGGCATCTTTTCTACAGTATGGACAATTATGTTTTATTTTAAACCATCTATCTATACAATCTCTATGAAAAGTATGTCCGCATGGTAACCTATATTTAAACTGCGAGTTATCTAATTGTTCCAAACAAATACTACAAACATCCAACTTTATCTTTTTCCTACTACTGTTATCAATATTTTCATTCTTTCTTTTCATGTTCATTACTAGTTTATATAATATAAGTTTCATTTTTTCTTTAAATCTTTCAATCACATTTAAAATAATTTACTATATATTTTCTACAAATAATATCAATATCCTTCTCACAACCTTCGTATGGTTGATATTTTGATTGTTTTTCTAAAATTCTACTGTTTACACTACTTCTATTATTCCACATTAATTTTTTAAGAGTTGTTATATCTAGATAAATATTTCTATTTTTTTTCATAAAATCTTGAATATTATACAGAATTTTAAAAGATACATGAAAATCCATCCCAACAGATAGGGCTTTTTCTAATCTGAGACACCTTTTTTTTATTTTCAATGGTTTCACTTTCTTTGTTATAATATTATAATGTTCTATTACCTTGATAGTTTTTTTTAACATAACCATATCTCCTTTCATACCACCATAATTTATTCTTAATAGAAGACAATTATTATAAATATTATCATTAGATTCTAAAACGATAGCCTCTTTAATATTATCATAATCAAATTTAGTACTACATTTAGTGATACTCCTAACACATCCTAATAAATATTCAACATCGGAAATAGTTAATTGGTATTTTTTTGATATCGCAACCATAAACCATATTATAGTGGGTAAAAAAGAAAAGATATCAGAATCTTCTATCATAATAATAGCTAATCTTCTAATAAAATCATTCGAGTCTAGTTTAATCATTTCCATGGCAGAACTTACTGCTAATTTCTTCTTTTGTCTTCTAACACATTTTTGTAAATGACTTTTAATAAAACCTTTATTATTCCATTTAGACCCATTATTTTCAAATATACTGCTATTATTTTTATTTCGTAGAACAAAATAAACCATCTCATCAAAATAATACCTTGGTTTAACTTGGCAAATTAATTCGTCATTCTCACTAATTTCAAAATCAGTATACCATTCAGATGTATAATTTTTTTGGTCTAATAGTAAGACATTCTTCATTAGTTAATATATAATAATATACATCAATTTTTTTATTATTAAATAATAAAAAAAAAGAAAATAAAAAATTCTTGCATAGATTTTTTTTTTGTTATTTTCAATTTTTTATAACTTTACATAGTTATATAATCGATTCTTTCCAACGTGTATTTATCATAGAAGGGTCTTTCACTAAAATCATTTTATTATTAATAGTATCATATTCTAGTCTTCCTACAAAATTTTCTTTTTCTATAGTTTGAGAAACCAAATCTTCTAACTTGTAATAGTTTAATACGAACCAATTTTTCTCCACAAGTTCCATTTTCCACACTCCAACATTATCACAATCATTCAAATTCTGGATAGTAAGTTCATCGTTTATTACAGTTAAACATTTATCACTTCCATTCTTTTCTCCTGTGTTCATACAAATAAGTTGGAAACACTGATTTCCAAATTCTTCCATTCTCCATCGTGCACTCCACCAATGTTTCTTAGTATCAAAAATTGATACATAACCTTTTTCTGCATTAAGATATAACTTAGTTTTATTCCCTCTAAAAGTACATTTCAATCTAAACCATCGATATATAACTCCAGTTCTAACCTCACAATTTTTCATATATTTAAGATTATCTATCCCTAAAATCTTACCATATTTTTTAAAAAACCTCAATAAGAATTCACCATGAGATACCACAGCAATCCTACTATATTTACAATTTTGTAAATTTCCAAAAAAAACTTTCATTCTATCATTAATCATCGTTTCATTTTCTTTCATGTTATAATCATAATTATCATTAATAACATGAAAATTCACATAATTAAAATCACTAATAACATCTTTAATAGGCTCCCTAAAATCACATGGATTACTAATAAATTCTCTAATACATTCTAAACTAGTTGAATTAACATTTTTATCAAAAATAAATTCAGAAGTTTCTAAAGTTCTTCTAAGAGGAGAAACAAATATCATATCAAAATCTATGGTTTTTAATTGTTCTCTTACTTGTTTACATTGATTAATACCCTTAACTGTTAATCTAGGATATTTCAGATGATAGTTTCCTTTTTTACCTAAATTATGATATCCTTCACCGTGTCTTATAAAATAAATTGTTTTCATATTTAACTAATCATAAAAATATATAGTTATAACTAAATATTTATACATTTAAAACCCACTAAATGGAATGTATCTAAGAAAATTAAATTCACCACTATTTGCATTTACTTCACCGCCATCAATCCTAACTATACATCCATTAATATAATCTGCTTGAGATGATGTTAGAAAACAGGCTAAATCTGCAATCTCATTAGGATGACACATTCGTTTTCTTGGATTATGAATTTTGTTAAATTTTTGAAATAACCCTAAAGGATCTAATTTATTGGCACCCCCACTTTCAGCTATAGGACCTGGTGCAATTCCTACAAAACGATGGTCATATTTGGACCATTCTGTTGTCAGACTCTTCATCATTGCATCACATCCTGATTTAGCAACTGCAGATGGTATAAGACCAACCGTACCAGTTTCGGCATAAGTTGTGCTAATATTTAGAAAAACACCTGGTTTCTTTTTTAAATTAAGTTGTTTTCCAATTGGTATATAAGTATTATACATACCATTAAGAACTATTTCCATAATTCTATTCCATCCATTAAAACTAAGTTTTTCAATCGGACATATAAAGTTACCTGCTGCATTTGCAATAACTATATCTGGAAGATTATTTTTTCTTCCAAGTTCTACCGCAAATTGACTCATTAGAAGATTACTAGAAACATCAATACTCTTAATAATATGATTATTATTATTAATAGTTTTTAATTCACTTTCAAGACTGTTAATCTTCATTTTATCCCTACCGATACCAATAATAGTACCACCATGTTTAGCATATTTTAATGCCATAAATTTACCTAAACCTGAAGTAGCACCAGTAATAAGTATTTTTTTTCCTTGATATAACATTTAATAATAAAATAAACATTCTTTTAAATTAATAAATAATTGCACAAGTTATTTCTTGATTATTATGGTCTATTGCAACAATCTGTGTCATTTTATAAATGTCTTTTCCTAGTTTACAGCTACCGATCATACCAAGTTTACTGATTATTTCTTTATTAGAAATAGGAAATGAAACAATCTTTCCGTCTAGAATTATTTTGTTTTCGTTATTATTTTTAGAAAAACAAATTCTTGTTCTGTCACTATTAAAATCATATACTCTTACAATACCGTCGCTTACGGTATAATCATGACAGATTTTATTTAAGTTTTCTGGCTCGGTAAAATTCTTATAGAAAAAAAATGGAATATTTGGAGGATTACTCATCTTAATAAGTTTTAGAATTATTATTATCAATTTTTCATATTTATCAATTGTTTCATATTTATTAATTTTTTTGAAAATACGCAAAGCGAATATCGTAAAAATATTCAAAAAAAATAAAACAAAGTTAAATAAAGTAAAAAATATCTTTAATATTAATGTATATTACAGAAATATTAATGACTAGTATAGAAGATCCTGAGCTGATAATTTCCGATATATTAAAATTATTACCAAACCATATAAATTATATATTGTCAACTGAAGAACAAATTATTCATCCTAGTTACAAGTATAATATTCTTACTAAAATTAAAATAAGGTCTTTAATAAAATTAACAGAACATATTAAAAAAAAATTACCAGAAGATTTCACAATATATGATAAATTTTTTTACAATTATAATACCATCGAAGCTTTAAAATTACATTTAGTAAAAAAATTATTAGAGAGAAAAAATATGTATCAAATAACTACTACTTATACTAGTAGGGTTGATAAAGATATCCTATTTTAATAAATATCTAATTTAAATTAATGGATTGGTTTAATAATAGCTTTTATATTAAAGTTATTAAACCAATGGAGGTGAGATTCGAAACTAATAAAAATTCTAACAGTTTCTATAATTTCAATGTAATTAACTGGTTTAATCCATAATTTTATTTAGCAAGTTTTGTATATTCTTCTGACAATACTAATAATGCTTGAAAATACATCCACATTTGAACTTTATTATCTTCATCTAACTTATCATAAATATTAGTTAAACGAATAATTTCTTGAAACATATCATCGCCAGTAATTTGTTCTTTAAAATTTTCAGTTTGTCTAAAATAACTTTCATCTTTAGCAACAATTTTATTTTTAAATGGACTAACATATTGATAAAATTGTTGAATAGGCATAATTGCATTTGCTTTGACTAATTTACTAAAATAATGTTTATAACTAGTTCCTACAAGTGGACTAATCTGTCCTAAGAAGGTTTCCATAAGTGTATTGAATTGTTTAATTTTTTCTACTTTGCTCATTATATTAGTATATGATGTAAATCTTTAAATATTTATTTAATTATTGAAAATTGAAAATTATACTAACTACTACCTCTTTAAAATATTTATCTTGTATGTCTTATCAGACTTTAACTGATACTTCTTTGGTTACAAACCAATCTTTAAACAAACCTTTTCATAATCCTAGGAAAGTGAAAAGTAGAAAGCGCTTCCCCGGTGTTTCAAATGTTACCCAGAAACATTTTTCCCTCGAATCAAAACGCAGTAAAATGCTCACCAAACGCAAGCGTTCTAGTAAGAGGAAGAAATGGAATCAGGGAAAGCTTTATTATTTAAAAAAATGTCATTATTTGATTGAAGAAAAAGAGGAAATGAAAGAGGATATGAAAGCGGGTGAATTTTCAGATGATAACTTGTACAATATGTTTTTTGTAGATGATAGTAGTGATTCAGATTACAGTAGTGATTCATATGATAGTATTTCTTCAGATGATAGTAGTGATGATGAATTTAAGTTTTTAACTAATCTTTGTGATGTTTTGATTAGAAAAAATAAAGAGCAACATACAAGAGAGTTGTTTTTTGAAATACCTGTTTGTTATTTAGAAAAAACACCACATGTCTCATCAATTAGATGGTTTGATTCAAATAATTTTAAAAAAATTATAGATAGATGTGTCGAAAGAGATATAAATATCAATGGAATAGAAATAATGGATGAAGGAGGATCTTTCATTACTGCAACTTATGGTTTCTAATCAGATAAATTGTTTGTTTACATCTAACATGATATTAGTAATATTTTTTGTAATACTTATATTATTTTTCATAGCACTAAAAATTCTTTGATTTAATAAGAAAGCATATTTTTTTGCTTTTGTTTTCTTATTATCTTTTAAAAATTTTTCAATCATTACTTGAGTTTCTATAACATTAGTTAATGGTACTCTAGATTGACTTATTTTTCTATCATCATCTAACAAGAATTTATTTACTTTAGTTTCTACTTGCTTCAAGTCTTTATTAGTATATTTACATTTATCTTGAGCCATACTAAGAGCAATGGCAATAGCTTGTTTTCTATTTGTTACTTTTTTATTATTGCTTAGTTTTAATTTTTTATTTTCAAATTCATCAAGAATTTTATCTAAATATTTTTGACGACATTTATCGTAGCTCATTAAAATAATTTATATTTATTTTTTTTTTCCGCCATCATATGCTACAGCATGTTTAGTAGAAATCATCTTATCATTAATATTAATATTATTGTAATATATTTTTCCTAAAAGTCTTCCATATTTATCAAATTTTCCACAATGTAAAGTTATAATACGATTATCGATTATTCTTTTAAGATAGTCACGAGCCTTGATAGCTTTTTCTTTTTCTATTTTATTACTACTTCTAAGCTCTGGTGTATCAATCCCGTCTAATCTAATTTTAACACGAATGTATTTTCCTCTATAGTTAAAAGCGACCCATATAGTGTCACCATCATAAACTTTTACCACTTTAGCTTTTGTCTTAATATTATCGAAACTGAAAGCAAGAGTGTTTT